GCCACCATCAGCACAACAACTAGGAGGCGGTGACAAATGAAGATTGAACTTCCAGATGAAGTTGTAGATAAGATCGTTATAGAGGAACTAAAGAATGCATATCTTCTCAATTGCATTCCTGATAGGTATGATTGTAGTGACATTGAGATAGATGTAGACTTAGATTTCCTGAAGGCGTTGTATACCGTCATGGAATACTTCATGCCAAAAGATGAGTTGCATGATTGGGTGTCAGATCAGGAAAGATTATGATCACTATTAATGAAATTTCGCATGATCCGTGGATTAAGGGTGATATATCTCTAGTTGAGGATTATTATTCCAAAAAAGAAGGTGTTAATGTTCGATATGTATGTACAACTGAATTGAACGATAGTAACCACGCATTTGATGTATATTATCGTGAAACGCCACATCCTGAATTCGGAAATCGTTATTTCGGATTGACATATAACTCTAATACCGAAAATTTATATATCTGTGATGCTGATGAAGTCGAAAATTATATGTTTGTATGCGTTGATGGTGATGATGGATATTGGCACTATTCACAATATCGACATGATTTTCGGAGTTTCGAAAATGGTAATATGATCGACGGCGGTCGATCCTACACCAGATTATCTGGTGGCCCGGTGAAAAATGCCAAGATCAAGGATGGCATTATGCAAATCTCCCCATAAATCCCGCTTATACCCCTATAAAAAACTTTTAGTTGCTATCTGTCGTCTGATCGCATATAATATATGTGTTGATTGGGGAGACTGGCATGAGTATTCAAAAAATCGAACTGCTGGAAAAGAAAATTCTAGAACTTGAACTTGAACTTGAAGAGTTAGATTATGGTTCTTTGCAGTATGATGTGGTATCAGGAGAGTTGGATATATCCTGTTTAGAACTTGATTATTTGAAACTTGATGGGGTATAAAGTGATTTCAAACGCATTCAAAGTCGAGTTTACCAACAAGGAATTATACACTGAAGCATATCACCGGTTGCTTGGATTGCGCATCCCATTCTATTATACGAATGAAGGAAAATATACTATTACTCTCAAAGAGTCTGAAATTGATTGGATCGAAGATTATAAGTTTGCTGAATCGATCCTAAAGGAGTATAAATGATGATTAGCAAGTATGGGTATACCTCGGAAGGTCTAGAGTATGACATCTCGCATGGTTCACCTTATGATCGTGGTGCTGCTGACTGCTACTATGGTCGTCCTATCAACCCTCATTGGTGGCCTGAGGGAACCAACCACGGCAAAGAAGTTGTCGATTTGACGGCCGACGAGAAAGAGGCATATCTCGCGGGGTACGCATGGCAGAAAATGTCAGGTGAAGTCAACGAACCGTAGGATTCAGACAGCATAAACCCCGCTTATGCCCCCATAAAAAACTTTTAGTTGCAATTCCTGACCAGATTTCATATAATATACTTGTTGATTGAGGAGACTGACATGGGAACACGAAGCATTATTGCTGCAGAATTTGACGAAAAACACGGTGGTGGCATTGTTGCTACTTACTGCCATTATGATGGATATATCGAGGGTGTTGGCAAGTATTTGATCGAGTCTTATAATGACGCTGAATCTGCCTTCCAACTAGCTGATATGGGTTATCTCACCGGTCTGGGTGAAACGATGGATGACACTGTTGAATATAGCCATGCCAATAACGATGATCCTGGATATTTCACCAATCCTGACCATCTCGCTGATGCTGATTGGGGTGAAGAATATATCTATCTTTGGCGTGACGGTCAGTGGTGGGTTATGAGCGAGCAATTGCTGGGTAACCGTAATGTGTGGGTTCCACTTGAGAAAATCGTAAAGTAACTGAGACGACATATGAATGCATATTACCTCCACTCCCATATGAATCATGGTGTAAATGTTGACTGGTTCGAGATCAACGACACCGTATATGGACTCAACTCTCAACGAGGTATTACTGACCGGTATGGATTCGAAATCGAAGAAATCCCGGTCGAAATTGCCACTGCCATCCTGTCAGTAAAGTCAAAAATTTGATGGCAGGGAGATATCTCCCCACAAAACCCCTGTAAAATCAATAACTTACGTTTTTATGTGATGTTGCTAAGTTATTGATTTTACAGGGTTTTTTGGTTTTCGTTCCGTTATCGGTGGGAATACCCCACCAGAGATCATTTTTGAGACATTTTTTCGATAAGTTGTTGATTCTTCGTTCAAAAACCCCTTTGAAATCAATAATTTATGTCAGACAACAATCTTCACCATAAATCCCGCTTATACCCCCATAAAAAACTTTCAATTGCTATCTGGCATCAGATTTCATATAATATCTCTGTTGATTGAGGAAACTGACATGAAAAATGAACTGAATGAACTGCTTGACGCCATTGCTTCTGACTATAAAGACTGGAAAGGTCGGAGCGGTATCAACCTCGACGAGAACTATAAGGACTTGCTAAAAGTGCAAGAAGGACGCAAATATATCAAAATCGTGGGTGACCGTGGATCAGTCTGGGGTTTCATCGTCAAAGAAGACGGCGGCAAGTTCCGCAAGGGTGACATTTTGAAAGCCGCAAGCTATAGTTCTCCTGCTACCAATGCTGCTCGCGGTAATATTATGGATGGTGGTTATATTGTCCGGTGGACTGGCCCGCTGTATTTGAAATGACCGGGTTGGGAGGCATAAATTCCACTTATGCCCCCATAAAAAACTTTCAATTGCAATCTGGTGCCAGATTTCATATAATATACGTGTTGGTTGGGGAGATTGGTATGAAATCTGAATTTGGGAGTTTGAAATAATGGCACATGCACCGGTGGATTATACTTGGGGTGATCAGCAGATCCAGTCGCGTCTTGATCAGATCGTTGGCGCCTTCACTGAGAAAAGTGCCGGCAATTGGTTTGAATATGAGAAGAATTCAGAAGATACGGAATTTGGTTCTGAATATCCTCATAAAGTCTGGGTCGGCAATCCTATCCCGGGACTTGAATCGGGATGGCGGTATGCAAAAGTGTTGAAGACTGTTGCCTATATCGTGGTTGATGAAGATGAATATGGTAAACCTGTCACTGAAAAGTGGTTTATCAAGAGCAAATGGAGCAAAGAAAATGTCTGATTATGGTAAAATTCGATCTGTCAAGGTAACAACTCTATCAACTACGGCATATTGCTGTATTACAACTGACAAACGATCATTGGACGTGAAACTCTCTCCAGGCATGTCGTCGGGAGCATCCTTGCGTCAAACCTCTCAGGAATTGCGAGAAAAGGCACAGAAATTGCTTGATCGAGCAGATCTGATTGATTTTGCTGAGAAAGTATTCATATAAGAACGCAAAATATCGCTTGACATACTTATAATTTATTAGTATAATCAGAGTGTCGCGCTAAAGGATAGGAATAAATTGTTGACTGATGATGAAATTTTACAGTGGGTTGAAGGTCAAACATTCTATAGTAGATCATGCATTGAAACATTCTTGATAGAACAAGGAATGTTTGATGTTGGATCTGAGAGTGCCCAATCTTTGATTGATCGAATTGAATCGTTGGTCACTTACACTGAATTGGATTGGTTCTGAGAGTAACCAAACTATATTGGAATAGGGAAGAGATCGATCTATGAGCAAAGAATCAACAAATATGAGGGAATTGTAATATGTGGCACGATGCATACGCGTATAAAGGCCCCTGCGGTGAGATGGACTTTGACGAGGAATTTACAGCTGTTCCTATGATTGAACAGTTAGGCAAGGTTGTTGATTCTCTAGAGAATCCGCATCCTGTTGAATGGGTAACATGTGACGATGGTTATGAAGTTCGCGTTACCGCTTCTGAAGCACAAGTTATTCTGCGGACAATTCAAACTGTCCCTGTCGAAGACCGACTTAACTTTCTGAAACAGATTCAATCAAGTGATGGACTTGCATCTGCAATCAAGACTGTGAGGAATTATAATTGAATAAAGAATTCAAAGAGGTCTTGATTATTGACCTTACTCTATTGGTGGTAGTGTTCATGCCACTATTATATATGATGATCTGGGGAGTGTAACATGGATCCGCTATTACATACTGCTATAGCACTGACATTGATGGTTGCAACATACGTCTGGGGACGTGCACGAGCATATAATGCATATGCTGTTGACATTACTAATAATGCAGTTGCTGCAACCATCAACACCTTAGAGCAGGAAGGATATCTGAAAGTCGTATATGATGAGAATGGTGTCAAGGGATATCTGCAAGTTGCAGAAACTGATCAGAATTAGGGTTAGACGTATGGCATAGAGGGCAGGGGGAGTTGGCTTAAAAAGTTGATGGGGGGACTTATAAGGATCGGGGGTTTAGTCCCCTACTCATTTTCCTTTGTTTTACCCCAAGTCATTTTACCTTTGTTTCCTTTGTTTTACCCCGAGTTATTTGGAGAGTTGGCCGAGCGGTTGAAGGCGTACACCTGCTAAGGGAGTATGGGGTTATTATCTCCATCGAGGGTTCGAATCCCTCACTCTCCACCATTTTATCGATCAATGTCCATTATCGGCATTGACAAGAGATGTAGTGATATTCAAAATTTTTTCCGAGAAATTTTTTCGCATTTTTACTCTTGCGTGGGTTGACCATTTTTTTCTTTCATTGTATAATGGAAACTGAATCGGGAAACGCCTACCTGAATTCAAAAATTTTTTCCGAGAAATTTTTTCGCATTTTTATGCTTGCGTGATCAAGTGAATTGGGATGCAAAGCATCCGTAGGTTGACAATATTATGGCAAAGATAGCACGAAGCACCTGTACACGGTGCCATAGAATTTTACCTCGTACACAAATGCGACAGGTAGAGAAAAGTTACCACTCAGGCAACTCTTGGGGATTCAACAAAAAAGGTCAATTTAGTGGTGCGCGTGCATACACTCGCAAACGAAGAGAATGGGTTTGTGATGATTGCTATAATAGTGGTGGTGTATTGTCATGGAAAGGAATATTCTTCATTATTGTTGCAATGATATTGGGTATTGCATTACTTGGACATTTATAAAAGTGTTGACAGGTAAATACTAATATATTAGAATAGAACATATGAAAAGTGATAAAGTGATATTGGTTGATGCCGATGGTGTTCTTTTAGACTGGTTGTACAGTTTCGATAATTGGATGGCACGGCATGGTTATAGTATTGTAAATCCCAATCTATACAAAGTGGCAGATCGTTTCGGACTTCCAGGAAGTGACGGAAAGAAAATGGCGCGTATGTTCAATGAGAGTGCATGGATTCGTAAACTCCCTCCACACAAAGATGCTATCAAGTATGTGAAGAAGTTGCACGAAGAAGAGGGATATGTTTTTCACGTTATTTCTTCGTTAAGTGACGATGAGTACAGTCAACATTTGCGCACCAAGAATTTACGCGAGTTGTTTGGAAACACGGTGTTTGAGAAGTACACGTATCTGGATACAGGTGCGGATAAGGATGATGTATTATCTAAGTATAGGGACACGAACTGTTTCTGGGTGGAAGATAAACCTGCAAATGCCAATGTTGGTGCTGATATGGGACTGCGTTCAATTATAATGTCTCATGAGCATAACAAGGATGCGAAGGGTGAATTTATGCGAGTGTATAGTTGGAAGGAGATATACAACGTGGTTGTCGGTGACATGATGTTTGTGGTATAATGGAATTGGTATGTGTCTCTGTAGCATAACAGGATAATGCATCGAACTTCTAATTCGAGGAGTGCAGGTTCGAATCCTGCCAGGGACGCCAAACAGGATAAGATAGATTTATTCCCCTGTGGCGCAGTGGTAGCGCAGCGGACTGTTAATCCGTTGGTCGTTGGTTCGAATCCAACCGGGGGAGCCAAACAGGATATATGGTATGAGTGACAAGTACAACCATTTGCAGGATATACCAGAAGAACAAGAATTGCTCACTATTATGATGGAAGAGTGTTCTGAGGTGATACAGCAGTGTTCTAAGATTATTCGTTTTGGTAATAATATGGAACAGCAAATGAAACTCTCAGGTGAGATAGGTGATTTACTTGCAATGGTTGACTTATTAGAGAAATACTGTATGATAGATATTGGATATGCTGAAGAGTGTATGGAAAGGAAATATGGGAAGTTGGAATACTTCTCTAATTTGAAAGTATAAAGCCGAGCTAGCACAATTGGTAGTGCAACTGACTTGTAATCAGTAGGTTGGGAGTTCAAATCTCTCGCTCGGCACCAAATTTATAATTCGCTTTTGTATGGAGGATACTATGAAATCAAAAGCAGAAAAACGTGAAGAGGCACTTGTACGTTTGAAAGAGTCTCGCTGGGAAAATTCCAAGGCAAAACGCCTTGGATCTAAGACCGAAGAACAGTGGAATGACTGGAAGAAAACTGTCATTGATTCGTATAATCGGTAAGTGAAATAATAGCTGAGTGCTGGAACTGGTATACAGACTGAACTTAAAATTCAGCGTCAAACGACATACGGGTTCGACTCCCGTCTCAGCTACCATTCAAAATGATAAAAAGCAATATCTCTCTGTAGCTGAGTTTGGTTTAGCACACCGTTTGGGGCGGTGAGACGGTGGTTCGAGTCCATCCAGGGAGACCCTTGAGTTGTTGTCGAGACTCGAACTTTTATATATAATGATATGGAAACATATTATACAATTTATAAAATAACAAATCAAATTAATGGCAAGATTTATATAGGTTCTCATAAGACCAAAGATTTGAACGACAATTATATGGGTTCTGGGAAGTATTTAAAACATTGACGTTTATGCTGAAAGAGAGTATTATGAATGTCTTGCTGAACGTGAAGGTTGGAATCAAGAACTTATTACGTTTGAGCAGTTCTTAGAAGAAAACGGTGAATGGTTACAAGATTATTATGAACGTCTTTTATCTGAATGAAGATCCGAAGCAGTGTGCTGAAGAACACTGCGACAAACATGTTGTTAAAATGGTTATTGAGTATGCGCAGTTGCTTTCTACAGCACATCGTGTACTTGATGGTCATGAGTTTGTTGGTAAAACAAAGACAGGTCGTAAAGCAAAACGATATCGTCTTGAAGATAAAGAATTAGATCAAACTCTTTACCTTGCCAGTCACCTGAAACACCCAGACGAGATTTGGATCCAAAAGAGTTCGAAGCATTATCAATACGTGTATGATCTCTTTGGTAATCTTTGTGATGAGTTCACCAATCGATATGGCAAGAAACATTTGACTGATCTGAAGTTGCGCAAGACTCTTGCTACTCTTCCAAGAAATATCCCACAAGGTGACTTTGAACAACCACCTCAGTGTATGCCAGAATATTGTAAGACTGAAGATTCAATTGTTGCTTATAAGAATTATTATATACACGAGAAAAAATCGTTTGCTGCATGGAAAACCAAAACGCCTGAGTGGTATAAGTGATAAGTATCAGAAATGTGAAACTAAGAATTGTATATGATTGATATGGAATGACTTATGGCCCGTATACCGCAATTGGTATATGTAAATGTCTTATGATTGGCAACCATAAGAAGTGGTTATTTTGCCCGCTTTGTAAGTCCGTGGATGCATACATGGCAGATAAGAGGGATAAGGATCGGAAGCGCTTCTGGTCGAGCGCCCTCAACAAACTCTGAGCCCGGTCAGGAGTATAAAGATATCCGGGCCCAAAATTCGTGCCGTTAGCTCAGAGGTCAGTAGCGTTCCGCTCATAACGGAAGGGTCGTCCGTTCGAATCGGACACGGCGCACCAAATATGCATTGCAAGATCAGTTGTGTATAAATAATATACCATAACACTGGTACTGGGACGATAAATGAAAAATAATATATTATTTGCAATTATCTTTTTATCATTTTCGGTAAGTGCTGAATATGATGATTATTCTGAAACTTGCGATTTTCCCAGATGGTTTGATATGGATGGGCCAAAGGGACAATGTAATCCAGAGGATCCTACCGAATGTTTTTATTTTTGGACATTCAACAATAAAACTGGTCGCGAAATGGTAAAAGATCCAGAAACTGGTGATTGGGTTGATGCGGAAAATTATATCTATCCTCCATTAGTTGGATATACAGATCCCGGTTATGAACCATTGAGTATGGATGATATTAATAAACCCTCGGGTTATCATTTTAATGGCCCGACTGATTTTAAAAGTCTTATAGAAGACGCATTTGAGTGAGGTGATGTTATGGACGGTATTTCAGCAATTTTGTTTATGATGACAGGTTTTTTTCTAGGTATAGCATACGAAAGGATCCGTATGTCAAACGAGGAAGAAGATAAAAAATAAAAGGGAATTCTTATTTTTTCCTTTATTGGGGGTAATGCCCCAATAAAACCCAATTCTGCAATAAAATTCTGCTAAGTTATTGATTCTTCGTTCAAAAACCCCTTTGAAATCAATAACTTATGTCAGACAACAATCTTCCTCATAAATCCTGGTTATATCCCCATAAAAAACTTTCAATTGCGTTTTTTGATCAGTTATTGTATAATACATGTATTGATTGAGGAGATTGATATGGGAAACCCCGAAAAATACTACCAAATTATTGAAGACGATCTTGAAAAAGATTATCAGGATTGGTTGCAATCGTTAGACGGTGAATATGACCTTTTGACTGAAGAGGAATTTAGACGCGCATATGCCGAAGGCGAGTGTGAAGATGCTCGTGCATCCATTGACGAAGATCTGAGTGCAAAAGGTCAAGGTCGGTAAAACCATTATTGTAAAAGTGGGAGTGTGGTGATGAAATATATGCAAGAAATCACCGGTGACTGGAAATGTGATTATAAGGTTCCCGGTCACATTTATATCTTTGATGAAAATAAGTGTATGGGATATATCCGCAAGTCCGATGGGGAACGTATCATGTTCCCGAAGTCATCTAAACAATTCAGTAAACGTGGTCGATCCTTTATAGAGGTGAAGATGTAAGATGATGAAAATCGAGGTGACTTGGAGGAGTGGGTTTGTTGAAAAATATGAACTCCCTGAGTATAAAAAGGTTTTGGAACGAACAATCCGACATCTTGATACCCTGAATAATATAATTGCTTATAAAATTTGCAAGCGAAATAATCAAATTATACATGAAGTGGATCGAAAAAATCCACCAAAGAAGAAAACCACCAAAAAACGTCGAAAAAGCAAAGAGGTAAGTAATGAGTGAAGAACATTCAACTGAGTTTGAATATGGATTCGATGAATTCGCTAGAAAAATGTATTATGCATATTTAGAAGAGGCAGAAGCTTGGGGTGAAGAATTGGTCACATTCAACAAATATCTGATTGATAATCAAAAATGGTTGGAAAAAAATTACTATAAATCATCCACACCCCCAACGACATGATCTGATTAGTATTACTAAATATCATATATGAATAAAGAATCCGTGAAGGAACTTATTAGACGCAGACGCGGACAGATGATTGTCCATTCTTGCATCTACTATCATCTGAACGAGAATATTGTATCCGATGATCAGTGGCAAGAGTGGGCAAACGAACTGCGCGATTTACAACATCAATATCCAGACTGCAAGGGTATTGATTATTACGATAATGAGTTTGATGATTGGAACGGTGATACAGGTGCCATGCTTCCATTCAAGGATGTTGTTGGACTATCACAAAACCTTCTGAGAATGCAAAGCGGTTCTGATCTAATAAATGAAACAGGTATTAATGAGAGGCCAGATAATGCCGATATATGATTTTATAGATACCGAAACCGGTGAGCAATTTTCCAAATTCTTGAAGATTTCCGCAAAGGAACAATACCTTCAAGAGAATCCCAATGTAAAACAACAAATATTAAGCGCACCCAAACTGGCGAGAGGAACAGTTGGGCTCAAAAACGATGCTGGTTGGAATGAAAATCTCAACCGAATCGCTGAAGCGCATCCAAACTCTGCTCTTGCTGCTAAAGTGAAGCAAGGCAAGTCCTCTCGCGAAGTTGAAGTTGATAAGGTTGCAAATAAACGAGGTATGCGGGACAAGGGTTATAATATGGATCTTTAAACAAAAAAAAGGAGACATTGTATGTCTTACGATATGTCTGGCGGTATTGTAGAAGATATTGAATATTACATCGAAAAGCATCAGAAGAAAAAAGACCGAAAACAAAGAAAACATAATAAAGGTCAATCAGGATTAGTGATAGAAAACATAGAAGCATTAACATGCACACAAAAAAAAGTATTTGATTCATACTATTCAAATAATAATTTAGTTTTGCATGGTTGCGCTGGAACAGGCAAAACATTCTTATCGACATATCTTGGTATAAAAGACATATTAGAAAAGGTTGATAATAAAGAACGTGTTATTATTGTTCGTTCTGCAGTCCCATCAAGAGATATGGGGTTTCTCCCCGGAAGTGTTACTGATAAAATAAAGGTATACGAAACACCATACCGTGATCTCATGTCAACCATGTTTAATCGTGGTGACGCATATGATATTCTGAAACAACGCGGTAAGATAGAATTTATAACAACGTCACATATCCGTGGTCAAACGTGGGATGATGCCATTATTGTGATTGATGAATATACAAACATGACATTTCAAGAACTGGACTCTATTATAACAAGGGTTGGGGAAAATTCAAGATTGATTTTTTGCGGAGATTATGAACAAAGTGATCTTCAAAGAGAGTATGAAAAAATCGGATCAAAAAAATTCAGATCAATTATAGACAAAATGAATGAATTCGATGTCATAGAATTTCAGATAGAAGATATTGTCAGAAGTGGAATTTGCAAAAGTTATCTGACTCAAAAGCATTTGGTGTGTAGTCATTGAAAAGTATGAGAAAGTTTAAACATAGAAAAGACTTACACTTCGATAATTTATTAACTGAAACAATAAATGGTAAGCGACATTATATCACTCCAGAAGGCAAGTATCCTTCCATAACGAGCGTACTCTCCGTCCTCTCTCAGGACGGTATTGATGCATGGCGCAAAAAGGTAGGGGATAAAGAATCAAACCGTATCTCGACGCAGGCAGCGCGCCGAGGAACCAATGTACATCAGATGTGTGAGGATTATATAAATAATGAATTGGTGTCCACTAATTTCTTTCCTCACGAAAGACAAATGTTCAAATCAATACAAGGTAAATTAGATGAACACATCGGTGAAGTATATGCACAAGAAGTCCCTTTGTACAGTAGTTATCTCGGTGTGGCTGGCAGGGTTGACTGTATTGCTGAGTGGGATGGCCGTCTGTCTGTTATAGATTTTAAAACATCTTCAAAATTAAAAAATAAGGAATGGATTAAATCATATTTTCAACAAGCGACAGCATATTGTATAATGTGGGAAGAAAGAACCGGGATTCCCATTGGTAAGATTGTAATTTGTATTGCTGTCGAGAATGAATCTGATGCTCAGGTTTTTGTCGAAAAGAGGGATAATTGGGTATCAGATTTAATGCAAACAATTAAGAGGTTTAATGATGCTAACATTTAACGAAAACATTCCACCAGAATTCTAAGAAAATTCCTTGACATTTGTCATGAAAACACTTATATTAGATATACACGGTAATGATGGTTCGGTGAAAGGTTTTTATAATGATTGGTGTTCAAGAGATTGTGGAATATGCATCATACAAAAACTACTTGGGTAAGAAGTGTCCTTACGAGGGTTCACCATTCCAAGTATACAAACATATGAGTTCTAAGGTAAAGGGTGCTCATTTTGAGAAGATTTTTGAAGAGTATATGATTGCGAAGGGTTACGAACTACGCAAGAATTACAATTCTGACCACGACAGAGTTTTCGTAGTAGACGGAAAGGAAGTCAAGTTTGAAGTCAAGGGTTCACTTCTATGGGGTGAAGAGGGTACTTCAATGAAGTGGCAACAAATTCGTACAGACCAAGACTATGATATGATTGTGTTCATGGGCATCTTCCCTGCACACATTCAGTTCTACTTGTCTGACAAAGAAACAGTTTATAAATATATTGACATCGTAGACGAAAACGGATGTTATCCATATAATCAACATGGGGGTAAACGTGTCCGTTCTGGTACATTTGCTATACAGGGAATGCCCGAGGACTTTCCGTTCATGCAACCACTAGATGAGACATTATGAGATTAGAGAATACAGACTGTATGACATTTCTGGAAAGTCTACCAGACAACTCGGTAGGACACATCAATTGTGACCCACCATATAATATTGGGTATGATGGTGGAGATGATTGGGATACCTTTCCGTCAGAGGAGGCGTATCTCAACTGGTGTAAGGAATGGATTAGTGAGTGTGAACGTGTCCTACAACCTAACAGAATGCTTTGCATATGGGGTACACAAAAGTCGGACACGTTCCTCAGACTGAAACTAGATGTTCTCAATACAACTAACCTCACCGGTCAGAGTGCAATCCATTGGAGTTACAATTGGGGTGGTCGTCCAAGAAACAACTTTGCACATAAGTTTGAAACTGCTTGGTGTTACTCAAAGGGTGAAGACTTCTATTTCGACAGAACAAATGTAGAAGTACCAAGAAAGATGAAAATCAATGTAAGGACAGGTGAACCCTATACAAACGGTACAATACCTACAACTATATGGGAAGGTAATCTTGCAACAACATCTAAGGAATCACAAGAGAGTAAATTCCACCCAACAGTCAAACCACAATTTGTACTACAAAGAATGATTCATGCATATACAGAGGTGGGAGATACTGTACTAGACTGTTTCAGTGGGAGTGGTAGCACTGCGATTGCTTGTGTAGAGACAGATAGAGAGTTTATCGGATGTGAACTATCAAAGGAATACCACGAGAAATCACTGAAGAGAATACACACATATAACCCATTAGGACTATGATCGGGAAAGGATTCCATAAAATACCACGATTTCCCATAGATCAAAAAAGTTAGCAAAAGCTTTTGCAAATCTATTGACAATTGTTATATTATTTATGTTGAGAATGAATTTGATGATCAGGTTTTTGTCGAAAAGAGAGATAATTGGGTATCAGATTTAATGCAAACAATTAAGAGGTTTAATGATGCTAACATTTAACGAATATAATACAATCGAGGAAGGTGTACACGATCCTTCTATCTTCAAAGCGGTTTTTCTCGCGGGTGGCCCTGGGTCAGGTAAGTCTTTTATTGTAGGAAAGACTGCACTTACTGCCCTTGGTTTCAAACTTATCAATTCTGATGATGCATTTGAAAATGCTTTGAAAAAAGCAGGAATGGAAGCAACACCAGAAAATATCTATTCACCTAAAGGTCAAAATTTACGAGCAGGTGCTAAGGCACTCACTGCCAAAAAAATGCAACTTGCTATTGATGGTCGTCTTGGTTTAGTTATTGATGGGACTGGTAAGGATTTTAATAAAATTAAAAATCAAGCAGACTGGTTGAAGAAACTTGGGTATGAAACGGCAATCATTTTCGTTAATACTGACCTTGAAACTGCAAAGATTAGAAATCAAATGCGTGATCGTTCACTTCCTGATGATGAGGTTGAAAAAATGTGGAAGGCAGTTCAAAAAAATCTGGGTAAATTCCAAAATTACTTTGGACGTAATATGTATATTGTAGATAATTCCGAGGGTTCTAATTATGAGGGTGCTGTTCTGTCAATATATCGCCGTATCTCAAAGTGGTCTAGGAAAAAACCAGAATCGCCTGCTGCTTCGGAGTGGGTTGAATATCAAAAAAAACCTAACTTAGGTTAGAAAAATAATAGTTGACTTTTTGTGTTCCATCGACTATAATACTTGTATTGATGTAAATAAGTTGGGGTTCTTAAAAAAACCCCAATTTTTTACTTGACAATATTAGCATTTTATTATATAATAAATATATAGGATGAGGAAATGAAAGATAAGTATGAAAGTCCATATCCTGGATGGAAAGAAGCAATTTATGTTGGAATTGTTATAGTCTTGTTAGTGTTTATTGATTTTATAGGAGAACTGTTGTGAAAATCAAATCTATCGTTTTTGTTGCAACTTTTGTTGTATCCCAGTTAGTATTTGCAGACTCTGAATCGCAAGTATGCCCAACTGGTTGCGAGGAAGCGTGTGTCCAATTTACTGACTACGAAGATTGACAATTGTTGATTGCCAAAACTATTTTTTTAACTAAGAGGAAACTACCATGAAAAATGTATCTACTATTATCGCTATCGCTTCTATTATCGCTTCCACTCAAGCATCTGCTTTTTGGAGTGACTGGGACAATAGCAACACCACCGCTGCCCATAACGGTAAAGCAACTGCCGATGTAACCACCAATACTACCGGTGAAGCATCGGGTGACTTTTCTATGATTCTTGAAGGTCAAGGTTCTACTACTGGCAACTTCGCGGGTGATGGTGACTTTTACACCAAAGGTGACTTCTATGGTCACGGCACAGACGGCGATTATGCTTCTGGCAACGGTATCAATGCCAACAACGGCAAGGGTAACTTTGACGGGGACGGTTCTGGTAATGGTTCTGCCCGTCTGTCAATGACCTTCTCTGGTCGTGCGCGTGGTCAGGGTGACTTTAACGGTTATGGGAAGGCGACTAACAAAGCAGACGTTGCTGGTTACAGTCAATCCTATCCTTATTATAATAAGTAATAGACAATAAAGTTTATTACTATTCCCGAGATGTTGTATAATGCAACATCTCTTTTTCTTCAATCTGATGAGGTAATATTATGAAGAAAACTATGGCAATCGCAGCAGCTGCTGCATCTGTACTTGTTCTGGCTGCTTGCGTACCTGAAGATGCAAAGGCAGAAGGTATGGGAATTCCTCTTGTCGAATTCTCCCCGTTTGTCGGGGCAGAACGTGAGGTGAAATCCGACACTTCCATTGCATATGCTGGTATTACTGCCGGTGATGATAATGTGGAAGTTGTTGCTTCCCTTGATCTTGACTTGAAAGATGGCACTCGTGGTGATGTTACTAATGTCAACCTCGATGCATCTTTCGATGTCACTGATGGTCTGAGCATCTACGGTGAATCTGATTTCAATGAAAATTTGGATAACACCGAAACCAAAGTTGGCGTTCTTTACACTTTCTGATTGAAGATACAATTTTGAATAAAAGGCGACTTCGGTCGCCTTTTTTGTGTTTTGAATGATAACCCGACCACATTTCCTAAATAATTGGAATTGAACCTGGGTTTTACCATGATTGAAAGATTGTCATCCATAAATATCATTGTTATCATTCGGTGAACTGAGGCAGAATTGATGGTTTCAAAAGAAAGCAAACTGGTGTTATAATTATGGGATGCTCAAACGGTAAATTGTGTCAGTGGATCCAAGGAATTTCCCAATTAGCAGTTGCGACAGTTATTGTATTTGCCGGGTATACGATAAATACTCATATGGAATCTTGGACAAAGGCATTCAATCAAGGAAGTTCCGATTTACATCACGTCAGTTTAGCAATGCAAGAGATTCAGGGTGATATGAAAGTTATCAGATCTCAAATGGATGGAATGAATACTGCGACAAGAGAATTGAGTGGTGATTTCAAGAGACTGAATATTCAAATGGATCAAATGAACAATCGCGTCGGACAAGTGCAAAGAAGAATGAGCCCTATGGGTATGATGCGCGGTATGATGCCTTGGTAGAGAGAACAATTATGAAATCTATTATAGTCCTGTTTCTGACAATTTTCATTTCTTCTCAATTATACGCAGAAAAAAAGAAAGATCCTGTGCCTACGATAACAGTTGCTGCTCCTTGCACTGATTGGTCGAGTATGAAACTCAACCTATTTAATAGCTATGGAGAGATTGCCCTTGCTGCAGGTGAGGGTGATATTATGTTGTATAGAAACGACAATATGCATGAGGCAGAAAAGATTGGTGGGGAAACTGTTGTTTTCCTCAACCCAGAAACATCAACATACACTCTCGTTGTTCGGTTTAATGAGAGTGGATCTCTTGCTTGCGCATTATCAGCTGGCAAGCACTTCTTCCCTTCCAAAAGAGAAATCCCAAAACCAGAAATTGAAATGTAGTTGATATTTTCCTGGTTCTGTTGTATAATTGATATTCATAATCGGTCTTATCATGAGATCCCTATTAACACCTCTATTAAAAATATGAATATTCTATGATTGAACTAATGTCTAAAGAAAGGTTTTCGATTATAATCGAAACGCTCGTTAGAGATCATGATTTAAGTTATGTTGATGCCATTTGTCATTGGTGTGAGCAAAATGAAATTGAGATTGAAACGATCACTAAGATGATCAACCCGACTATAAAAGAAAAAATGCTTGTCGAGTGCCAGGATTTGAATATAATAAAAAAGAGTGCCCGACTTCCTATATAATGAGTGAGAATATGTCTGCATTTTCTGCGTATCAAACCTATCTTGCGATGCAGCAACACTTTACCCGCAAGAACTATGATTTTTTTAAATATGATGGAAAGGTGAATGCAAGTGAAACCGCCTTTCTTCGACGTAAAGATAGATACTTTTTCGAAAAAGCATCAAGGAAATTCAATCGCAATGATTTCCGTAATTTTCTTCTTGCTAATCACATCACTTCTGATAATCACTGGATTGGTAACCTGTTCTCCGGTGACAACCTTATAAATTACAAGAAGTGGAAAAGGAATGTTGATTCTCTGACTTACATATTCAAGGAAAACCTTGACAAAATGTGGGATATGGAGGATAATTTTGATATGGCGTTTAAACAAGTTGATGGCAAACACCCTTTGCTATTCAGGTTGCATCTTCGCCAAAAGGTCAGTTTGGAAACAATGGTCGTTTTAGATGACTTGGTTGGTTACAGCAAATTATGGTTAAAATATGATGATATGATGTTGAATGATATTGTTTTCAGATTGTCTAAATACCGCCCCTTTCTCCACAGTGCGGTACGTGTGGATAAGGATAAATTCAGGAAAATAATCCTTGACATTTATGGATAGTATACTATAATATAGTATATATTATGAAATACTGTGGATACAACGCTAATACTTTAATACACTGCAATACGAGGTAATATGATATGTCTTTTGCATCTATGAAAAAAACACGATCTTCTTCTTTGGATCGTCTTGTACAAGAATCCCAAAAACTTCAATCTGGTGGCGAAAAATCAGGTGTCGATGAACGATTTTGGAAACCAGAAGTTGATAAGTCTGGTAATGGTTATGCTGTGATTCGATTCTTGCCTGAACCTAATGGTGAAGATTTGCCTTGGGTTCGACTTTTCGATCATGGGTTCCAAGGCCCGGGTGGTTGGTATATTGAAAACTCCCTAACCACTATTGGTCAAAAGGATCCTGTCGGTGAGTATAATTCAACGCTCTGGAACAACGGCACTGAATCTGGCAAGGATCAGGCTCGTAAACAGAAACGCCGTCTGAAATACTTTTCTAACATTTATGTTGTTAAAGATCCATCCAATCCCGCAAACGAAGGTAAGGTATTCCTTTATCAGTTTGGTAAGAAGATCTTCGATAAGATTAATGAAGCAATGAATCCTGAATTCGAAGATGAAACTCCAATCAACCCGTTTGATTTTTGGGAAGGTGCTGACTTCAAATTGAAGATTCGTAAAGTTGAAGGATATCGCAACTATGACAAGTCTGAGTTTGATGCACCATCGAATCTGCTTGCTGGTGACGATGACGAACTTGAAAGGGTATACAATTCTATGTATTCCCTCCAAGAGTTTGTTGACCCCAAACACTTCAAGTCATATGATGAACTGAAGGCCAAAATGGATCGTGTTCTTGGTTTGGGTGGTTCTGCTCCTAAGACTCGTGCCGAAGATTATGGTGTCGAAGAATCGGTTGCACAACCCAATCCAATGAAGACTGCTCCTGCACCTAAATCAGAAGAAGTTCCGTTTGAAACCGATGACGATGACAGTCTCAGTTTTTTTGAGAAATTAGCAGAAGAAGATTAATTTCTGCTAATGTTCTGGGGGATCCATATGGATCCCCTTTTTTATTATGCATTAACATGATCCATTGCAAGTTCTGACATTGCTGTTGGATTATCACCTGGCCTTGTTGCAGGTGGCGTTGGCATAAGTCCGGGGAATGGTGCCTGACCGCCACCAACAAATGTAGTCTGGTCACCCTGTTTTATGTTGATTGTGGATGATCCTCCTTCTGGGGGCCCCCAGTGATCCGGTCTTTTGATAAGAATGGTAGTACCCGGATCTGATGCCCCTGGTTGTGGAGTAACATCTATCGGTGCACCGATCGGTGTGTTTGATGGATCATCGAGTGGTTCATGATCCTTGACAATAGGCTCTGATGGGACTGTCAATGACACATCAGAATACGGATTGGCACCAAGACGCCGAAGTGCACTTCGCTCATTTCTTAGTTGTTGCAGTTCCTGAATCATTTTGTTCAGTTTTTCCTGCACTTTCGGATCAGTGGCGTCAACGGGAGGCGCGTTAGGATTAGTGGGGTCAGGGGTCAGTATCTCAGTATATCTATCCGACCAAGATCCAAGGTCGCGATTGACTTCTTTTAGTCTAATGTCTATTGTTTCTTGTGCTTGTCTTTGATTTTTCAGAGATTTTCTTTCTTCAGAAAGTGTTGTTGGCGCGCCGCTTCCCATAGGCGCTTTATTCAATATATCTTGTGCTTGCTGGTAATTATCTTCAGATAAATTCGATTTTAGATATTCGTCTAAATTTTTTCCTGTTTCTTGTTCAAAATTCCTGCGCAGAACAGCAGCGTCTTGTCTTGTTTCAACTTTGTTTATAGTCTGCATAATAGTAGCTTGGTCAGCATCAACCGTGAACCCAAAAGCGCCACCATGCTCGCCTGCTGCAGTAAGTGTCTCTGTCGCAGTCAATCCTTTTTCATACGTTCTTGTTGGTTCACCTATACCCAACTTACCCTTGAACCAATTAATGATTCCATTAAACCCCTTTTCTATTTTTTTTACAATATCATCCATCCCCTTACTTATACCAATTACAATTTCCAGAACCTTCTTTTCAATATCTTCAACCGTACCATTAAACGAATTAACGATTCCATTAAAAGCGTTACCTATTCCTTTTATTATAGTATTATCTATCCACTCCCAGAGCTTTTCACCAAGTTCAACTATGTCATCTTTAAACCCTATAATTCCAGCCACAACTGCAGTTATTGCAAGAAGCCAATTACTTTTTTGTTTACCTATTTTCTTTTCTGTGGTTGTGGTTATCCCATCTTCTGGTTCAACTTGCTGATCCCTTGCACTTTCTATCTCAAAACCTTTCTCTAAATCTGCTTCACTGGCGCGTTCTCTTTCAATCCTAAACAATCCTTCAACTGCATCTGCAGTTCTTTCATTAATTTCTTTAAGATCGCTAAATGCCTTGTTGATGGATTCTAAATCTTCGTGGAGATCGCCCAATTCTTTGGACATATACAAGGCTTCGCCTGCCAAAGCTATTGTTGCTTCCCTTTCATCTATATCAGGTAATGCCATGAATTTATCCTCTTTGTTTTGCCTTTTCTTCTCGTTCTTTTAAGTATTGTTGCAGCATTACAACATATATGTCTCTCTCAAACGGTATCATATTCTCTATCTCAGTCAAAGAATAATTATGATATTGCATCAATGCGAAGTTTAATTGGTACATGTTCGCGAGTGAGTTATGCACCAAACTCAGATAAAAAAATTATACAGTCCCTCAATAGTAACTTCGTCATCCTCGCCGCATGATTGACATTTCCATTTTAATTTATATGTCAACTTTGGTGCTGATGCAATGAAATCAGCGATTTTTTCATATTGTTGTCTATTCAGATTGCCTAACCATTCTACGAGTTCATCATTTGTGAAATTATCATACACATCATCAGAATCAAATACAACATCAATGCATTGTGCAACCATGTTTAATAAAACCCGAGACTGATTATCCTCGTCAAGGGAATCTAAGATTTTTGTTGTTGGATAATGCATTTTCACACCAATAGAATCTGTGATCATAATAACACCATCTCGAACCTCACCATCAACCACAACATCGTTAAGGTTCACTTCAACTGAAGTTTTATGATGGCAATCCCCTTTAGAATGACCAACATTAAATGTTATAACTTCACCAACAGACTTAGACCTGAGCATCAAAAATATATACTCAATATCAATCATTGGCACTTTAGTGACATCAATATCATCAAGAACACAAGAACTTACAATATTGTCTATTGCCTTTCTGATTTCAGTTTTATCTCCACCTTCCATTGCCATAAGAAGAATCTTTTCCTCTTTTACAAGGAATGGTCTATATGAAATTTCTTGGCCTGTTGTTGGCAGTTTCGCTGTGAATGATGGTGTTGATATATTCGGTAATGGCATAATATAGTCCTGTTATTAAAGGTTTATTGGAGAAGAAAAGATTTTCTTACTTATTCCACCCAATTTTAGTTGTGAACCCAACCCCGAAGATGTGTTAAAAGAACCAACTCCGGGAATTTGCAATGAACCAGCAAAACCACCGGGCCCAAGAGAGAATCCTGCACTGATACCCTTTGTTGGTTGGTCTTGTTTGTAGAACATCGATTTGTATGATTTATATGTGAATTGAATAGGCATTCTTGCATGTGATTCATCAGACCATGACATCTGAATACCACCAATAGCAATAGGATAAGCATCTAATAAAGTGTGCACAGATCGAATATCACCAGCAGCACCATATTGTCTAATAATCACGCGGCCAACATAATCTTTAAAATATTTTACATTATGTTTTGTTGTGTTTGGTGTAGCGGAATTTAATGGTTCTTTCCATTCATTTGTAAATGCTCCGGTTTGAACTGCTGCATTTTGCCATATCTCAAAAAATTCCTTTTCGCGTAAATCTTCACTCAATAAAAATGTAATCGTGGCATCAGTATACACTTGTCCAGTAACCACCTTTTGCATCGGACTGTAGTTATCGAATCGATGGTCAACCGTAGACAGAGTTCTTCCCGGAAGTTCTGCACTTTCTGCACGGTATTGCAAATTTGGTGATGGACTATTATTCCATATAACTTGGACTTCAAAATGACTTGAGTGTGCAACACCTTGTTGTGATAGATTGGATAAAATGTTTTGAGCATTAAACCCACCGTTCTGGGATCTGTCGCTTGAACCACCAATCAAAGAGGATATCCCTTTGTCAACGAAATCTTTTGATTCGCTGATGACACCACCGACTGTATCAGAAACTTTATTTAAGAAATCTGTCATTAGATTTTTTTCCTTGAATCAGCATATACTTTATCTGTGCTCGATTTCGCGAAGTTTTGTGTGGGAAGAAAAAGCGCTATATCCCACTCACTAGAATTAATTTTTATAAATCTTGATTTAACATGACCAATCAAATAATGCTTGAATGTTGGTTTGAAATAATTAAATTTCGCAGCACCACTTAACACGTCATATGAAAGTGCAAGTTTAGTTTTACTGTCATATTTTTTATCTGTTGATAATGTATATAATCTATCCATCAAAACAGCGCGAAGTGTTGGTGGAAGATAGTGCAGGTTGATCCCATAAAATCCACCAGAAGCCGGGCCTACCATAAAAATGAGAGGAAACTTATCATAATATGGGAGCGTCTTCTTACCCTTTGGATCATATATAAAATGATACATCGAACCAACCTCTGGGCCAGACACCTTTCTTCCCTCTCGGACGATCCTCGACCGCCCAGCAGCGTAATCTCTCGCCTTGTCACGGAACCACTGACGAGCCTTGATAGACCGACCCGGAACAATCCCCTGTCGCGCACCATCTTGTAAAATTTGATTGAATATAGTCATATAACTATTTAGTCCGTTTGGTAAATAAATGTTCTTCGGTCAAAACCTGAAATTTCCACTTTCTGTCAGCACAATATTCTTCTGCTGCTTTCCATTTTGCTTGGTTTATACCCCAAGTCTTAACTTCATTTAAATATTTCTTTGTTATCCGACTTTTCTTTTCTGGTGGTTTAGATTGGTGTGCAGGTTTGACCTCTATCATAACAACTTCACTTTTACTTGTCTTTATAATAAAGTCTGGGAAGTATTTGTGCATTTTACCGTCTATCGGTGAACGATATGATATTGACATTTCTTCAGATGCCCACCAAATAATTTCTGGGTTCTTATCGAAATATGACATGCACTGGAGTTCCCAGCTTGATCGATAGGTTATATTTGATGGATTCCCTTTATATTTCTTTGGGAATTTGGGTTTATATTTTCCTTTATGAAACTTCACTGTTCTCTTATAAATAGAATCAAATAATAATTATTTAGGGAATGTCATGCCGGGATTCAAAGATTTAATTGATGGTGTTGGTGTTGGTACAAATGTTGGTGGTTTAGACGTAGGTCTTGGTTACAGCAAGGGCAGGGGTTTATCCCTTTCTGCAAATTTCAACCAAAGATTGAAGAAAAAAATACGACCAACTGAAGTAATTTCTCCAGTAAAAGAATTATATGCTAACTCTGACAAGGAGTCGGCCGACATCGTATTTCCTCAAGATCTTGATGTTGAACATTATATGAGAATCAGAAGGATTCATCGAGTTAGAAGTTATAATGCTGATTCGACAAAAAAGGACACAAAGCAAACCATAATTCTACCTGTCCCCACAGAACTCAACCCACAATACAGCGTTCAATATAAAGATCATCCTATGGGTATCGCTGGTAGTACGGTAGTGTCTGCTGATGGCACAGGAGATATATCATCTGCAATTGCACATACCGGTAAATCAGCAGCTGGTGCGACGGAATCATTAGTGAATTACTTTACTGGAGGAAATACACCAGAAGAAGATAAAAAAATAAGTGGTCTTGCAACTACAATATCTGGTCTTTCAGCTGCAGCACTTGGTGTAAATTTGGTGACGCAGGCGGGCGGGGCAGTTTCAGCTGGTCTGGCGGCAGGACTGGGTGGTATAGGGGAGGTTATTGCAGGAGTAATGTCTAACAACAGTGTTGCGGTGAACCCGCAGATGGCAGTTTTGTTTGATGGTGTTGGTTTTAGGTCTTTTCAATTCTCGTATAAATTTATTCCCAGAAATAGTTATGAATCTAATGAATTGAAAAAACTTATAGATACGTTAAAATTGGGTATGTATCCAACAATAAACCCTGAAAATAAGTTTCTTTTTGGATACCCAGATGAATTTGAAATTGATTTTTCTGAGGCAATCGATCCATACCTATTTAAAATAAAGCGTTGCGTATTAAAGGATGTCAGTGTCAATTATGCCGGTGATGGTGTTCCGCGTTTCTATGACTCTACTGGTGCACCTGTTGTCGTTGAACTTAATATGACATTCCAAGAAGTTCAGATTTTGACTCAAAATGATTTCACAGACCCGTGGGATTTAGAAACCGGTTCTGGCCCCTTAGATACATCTCCATCTGACCCGATTGGTTCGCATGCGATGGAGATATAATAATGTCTGAATATTTTTCTCACTTCCCGTTTATTGATCATGACTTGACTCAAAATGGCGATACAGTTAAACTCACAAATATTTTGAGAAGGTTTAAAGTTAGATCCAGTGTTCAAGATAGACTTGATGTATATTATGAATATGATATTCAATCAGGGGATAGACCAGATATTATTGCTGAAAAGTATTATGGAAATTCCAATTATGCATGGGTTGTGTTGCATTTCAATAACATAGAAGATCCGATTTTCGATTGGCCATTATTTTATCAAGATTTTGACAATTATATCAAAGGTAAGTATGGGGACATTAATACTGCCAAGGCATCGATTAAAGAATACCGAAAAATTCTAACCAAGAAACAAACCAAAGTTGACGGGACTATCATACCTGAAAGGTATGTGGTGGTTGATGAAGAAACATACAACAATTTGCCACAAGAAAACAGAAAAATGATAAATTGTTGGGATTGTGAAATTGAACAGAACGAGAAGAAACGCAAAATAAAAATTCTTGATAAGAAATACCTCTCTAAAATCGTCGGTGAAGTTGAAGATATTGTCAGGAATGGTGTATGAGCGATGCTTCTCCACAAGGTTATCGACATCCAGGAGATGTCGAACTTCTTAATGTATCATTTATCGACCTAATGGGTCAAGTGAATGATATAACCACAATTGCGTCTCAAATTAGTATTTACCAAAACATATTCAATCATTATCTTGAGTGTGATATAATCATAGAAGACGCAGAAAGATTTTTACATCAACTTCCAGTGTATAGAGATTTAAATGTTACTGGGGGATTTTCTGGTAATGAGATAGTTGTCATATCATACCAAAATCGTGCGAAAATAGACCAAAAGGTTTACACGCACCTTTTCAGATTATATAAAATTTCAGATAGAAAACTTATAGACAGGAGCGACAACGAAGGGTACTTGTTCTCTGGAATAAGCGAAGAATCTTATAACACATTCACTTTGGATGTATGTAAATCACTGGGTAATGGTGGTGGCAATACTGTAAAGAAAATGATTGAGGGTGTTTACAAACAATATCTTGCTAACGGGTTTATAAAGGAAACGTATAGAAGTGTTCGGAATGTGACGCATAACAGAATTGATAAACAACTTATTGCCGATGAGACTGTGGGTTTACATCAATTTGTAATTCCGGGGTGGACTGTTGATGATACAATCAGGTTCCTGTGCAGGGAAGCAGACTCCCCGAATAAAACGCCATATTTTGTTTTTTATGAAGATAGTGAAAATTTTAACTTCAGAAATGTATCCGAACTTGTGGCAAGCGAACCAGTTGAATCATTTGAGTATACGTCTCAGAATGTAACGACAGATGATAGTAATAATATAATCATTTCATATAAGGTGAATCGACAATTCGATTTTTTAAAAAATGTGGATCGTGGTTTGTATAAGTCAAAAACCATTCATATAGACATGCTCAAAAAACGGACAGATGACACAATATATGATTATTCTGTAAGTGGCGAGAAGTTTAATAAGTTGCAATCAAATTTAATTGCTGGTGTGGTGTATAAAGGTAACCCAATCACCACACTGACGACAACAAGAACTGGTCATGATGCTTGTTGTCCCCTGTTCGAACCAGAAAATCACCTACCAAAAAGAATTGATAGGGTGAAAGATATCCGAACAGGATATATGCGTTCTGTTTTTAATACTGCAATAGAAGTTGCCATTCCAGCAAACCCGCATATGAAAGTCGGTCAAGTTATTGAACTGCATTTCCCACTGAAATTATTGAATCAAAGTGACGGTCAAGTAGATAAATATTTGAGTGGTAAATACCTAATCACAAAAGTAAGACAAATATTTTCTACAACAGAAATCGTGACTGTTTTAGAATGTACAAAAGACGGAGGTCTATAATGGCATTACCAAAGAAAAAACAATTTATCCAAGAAGTCACTGAACCCACCACAACACCAGAAGTTTTGGATAATCCAATACCGGAATTTCTTCAAGAAATTAATATCCCCGAGCATAACGAAGTTGTTATTGAAAAGAAAACAACTAAAAAGAAAACAACTAAAAAGAAAACAAAAAAATAATGTCCCGTAAGTTTATTGGCAGAGACGGATTTACTTGGTTCATCGGTGTAGTCGAAGATCGTGATGACCCGGTTCAGCTTGGCCGGGTTCGTGTGCGGTGTTTTGGGTGGCACTCAGAAAATATAGACCAAATACCAACGGATTCATTGCCGTGGGCGCAAGTTATGAACGGCATCCAATCTGCTTCTGTCAATGGACTGGGATTTTCCCCAACAGGGATCGTCGAGGGAACTTGGGTTGTTGGGTTCTTTGTTGACGGAGAAAGAGCGCAAGAACCCATTGTTATGGGAACACTTCCAGGTATCCCGTCAGAACTACCAAATACAGATATAGGTTTCAATGATCCCAATGGAGTTTATCCGAAGTTTGTAGGTGAGTCTGATGTCAATAAGTTGGCGCGTGGTGTTCAATCAAAACCACATACACCCGATTCGACCATAGGAGAACCTGATGACCCATATGCAGCAGAATATCCAAAAAATCATGTTATGGAAACTGAGTCGGGTCATACTAAGGAATATGACGATACACCTAATCATGAAAGAATTAGAGAAATGCACAAATCGGGCACTTTTTATGAAGTACACCCTGATGGCAGCATTGTTACACATGTTGTCAAGGATGGATACAGAGTCGTTGCTAATAATGATTCCGTACACATCAAAGGAAATGTGACAATCTATATTGAAAAGAATGCGACAATGAATATTGGTGGTGACTGGGATGTAAATGTTGATGGACACATCAACATGGATGCAACAACAATAAATTTGAATAGTGGCACAAAAGGTGCTGCCAGAATCGGTGATAATGTTGCTGATGTGGATCCGATTGGTGATGGTACTATTAACGAAGGATCAGAAACAGTATTCATCGGCGATTAGTATAAATAAGAAATAACCACAAAAAGAAAAAAGTCATGCCTGAACCAAAAAAAGATTTGTTTAGCGATTTAAGTCTTGCTTTTAATGCTCATCCAATTACTGGGCAGATTTCGCGCAAGAAAAATCGAGAGTCAGTAAAACAATCCGTTAAGTCCCTTATATTAACAGACTTCTTTGAACGTCCATTCAAACCGGAAATTGGTTGTAATATTCGCGGGAGTTTGTTTGAATTGTTTTCCCCGATCACCCAACAAAAGATGCAAACGGCAGTGCATGAGGTGATCACTAATTACGAACCAAGAGCGGATATTATTGATGTATTCGTTGAAGATAGACCAGATATGAATGCACTCACAGTATCAGTTGCATTCATGATAAGAAACGATCCCAATCCAGTTGTACTGGACGTTATCCTTGAAAGGGTTAGATAAATGTCAACAGCAAACACATATTTGAAAGTCACAGAATTAGATTTTGATGAGATTAGAAGTAATCTCAAAAATTATCTTGATTCTCAAGACCAATTCAAGGATTATAATTTTGAGGGTTCTGTTGCAGCAACTATGCTGGATGTTCTTGCATATAACACACATTATAATGCATATTATATCAATATGCTTGCTAATGAAATGTTCCTTGATACCGCGCAACAAAGAGATTCAGTTGTATCTCATGCAAAATTATTAGGATATACACCAACCTCATCTATTGGTGCACGGGCGCAAGTTGAACTTGTTTTCAGTGGTGTTGAATCTGGTATTACGCAATTTACTATCCCTAAGAATGCAACATTTACAACTACAGTTGATGATATAACATACACATATGTAACACCAGAAGCATATAAGGTGGTGAAGGATGGTAGTGAATTTTCAACAATAATTACCATTAAAGAAGGTGAGCCATTAACGCATAGATTTACTGTCGGTGCTTCTGAGAATGAACGATTTATCATACCAAATAAAAATATTGATATGACAAGTATTGTTGTTAGAGTCCAAGAATCTATCACAGATACAACAACATCAGAATTTACTGCTGCCACTGATATTGAGCAAGTATTCTCAACATCACCAATATATTTCTTAGAAGAATCTGCAGATGAAAAATACGAGATTGTTTTTGGTTCTGGTTCATTAGGCAAATCATTGAAATCAGGCAACATTGTTATTGTTGATTACCTCGTTTGTAATGGTGATGCGACAAATGGTGCCAACCAATTTACAATTGGTAATCTTAATATAAATGATGTGTCATATAGTGGTGTGAAGATCGACAGTGTTATTTCTTCTGCATCTGGTGGAACTGCAGCAGAATCTATTAAATCAATCAAATTCAATGCACCAAGAAATTATCAAACTCAAAATCGATGCATTATTGATAATGATTATCAAAGAATCTTAATTGGCGAAAATCCAGATCTTCAGTCTGTAATTGCGTTTGGTGGTGAGAAAGCAATACCTGCAATTTATGGTAAGGTGTATATTGCTGCGAAACCATATGGCGAGTTGTATCTAACATCAACACGCAAGCAACAATTAAAAGGATCAATTGTTGATAGAACACCACTTGGTATTGATCCGGTATTCATTGATCCTGATTACACATATATCATTCCCACAATTACTGTGTATTATGATTTACCAAGAACAACCAGCACCACTGGTGCTATCGAACAAATAGTTAGAAACACTGTCAAGCAATTTTCAGAAAATAATCTTGAAAGGTTTGGTAATAGATTGAGATATTCCAGGTTCGTCCGTAAATTAGATGATGCTCAAGATGGTTATATACTGAATAACGATGCTGCTCTTAAACTTGAGAAGCGTATTGTCCCGAATACCAATGTTGCAGAAAAAATGCAGATTGAATTTAATAACCCCATTCGATCCAAAACACTGGAATCATCTCAATTTACTTTCAATGGATTCTTGGTATATATTGATGATGATGGTGAAGGGAATGTTAGAATATACCGATTCGATGAGAATAATCAAAAACTTGTTGTCCAATCGAACGCAGGAACAATAGATTATGATGCTGGTTCAATCATAATCGAAAATTTTGCTCCTTCTGATTATGTAGATAACTATATGAGAATTAATGTCTTTCCAAAAAATTTAGACATCATTCCTATCCGTGAACAAATATTGATTATGGATTATGATGAAGCGACTATCAACCTTGTTGGTGAATCATAATAATGTCAGTTATAGATAAAATTTCAAAACTGGTAGCAAATCAGTTTCCGTCATTCTATAAAGAGGAAGGTGATAAGTTTCTTGCATTCATAGAAGCATACTATGAATATATGGAACAAAATGGTAAGATGACTGATGCTATTCGCAATCTGGAATCTTATCATGATATACAAGAAACAACAGATGATTTTATTCAATATTTTATAAACACATTTTTACCATCGGTTCCTGTAAATGTTGCTGCTGATAAGAAATTGCTTGTTAGGTATATCAATGAAGCAAACAGAACACGTGGGACACGCGCATCATATAAACTATTTTTCCGGGCTTTGTATAATGAAGATATTGAGATCAACTTTCCTGCTGATCAAATCCTAAAGGTTTCTGACGGGGATTGGAGAAAGGATAGATACCTTGTAATTCCATTTAATCAAGAAGCATACGAATTTATTGGTAAAACTATCCTCGGTGCTGATTCGGGGACAACTGCGCTTGTAGAAGATATTGTTCGCAGAAATATTCGTGGAAGAGATATTATGCAAATTCTTCTGTCAAATATTGTAGGGGAATTCAATCATTTAGAACCAATTAGATTATCAGAAACTTCTTCCATCGGACATCCATACACACCAATCGCAGAAGCAGGTATTCAAAATATAGAAATTATCTCTCCCGGTGGTGAGTATAAGCAAGGGGATGTGGTTGATGTTATATCCGACTTAAATGGTCTTCACGGAAAAATTGTTGTAACCGACACTGTAAATTTAGGTGGAACTTTAACCTTTGACCTGCAAGATGGCGGTTCGGGTTATACTGCTTCCACATCAGAAGGTGGCACGGAAATAGAATTTACTGGCGGGGACGGATCCGATCCCGCATCCTTTAGAATAGAATATAATGATATAGTTGATACGTTTGCGATTGCAATTAATACGAACTTAATATCATCAAATAATATATTTGGATCCAAGGGCCCGATGGTCACATATTCAGATAGTTCTACAGGTATTATGGACACCTTTGCAAACACTCTGTTGTCTTCACCTGATTATGGATTTCCAGAGAATGGAGAAGAATCAAACAATAAAAATTTTTATGATCAAGTAGATGCTGAAATTAATATCGCAAATACCAGTGACATAATTGTCGGTGATTCTTTATATGGAGAAAGTTCTGGCGCTAACGCTACAGTGATTGCAATTACAGACAGCACCGCAAACAATTCTTGGTTTCGTGTAGACGGATATAAAAAATTCTCAGCATCAGAAACAGTTAAAATAGGAACTGCTGGTGGTTCTGCTGTTGGCACAGTAATAGAATTCCAATCAAATACGATCGGCACGCACGTTGTGGAAGTCTGTTATAATGGAAATACAGCAATCACAACATTACAAAAAGATGATGAAATTGTCGGACTGCAATCTAATTCATTCGGTGTAATAAAAAATGTTTTAGAAACTGTTGCAAACGGGTGCACTTATGGTGCTGGTGGCGCTGATGATAAAGATCTTATCAGAATTAAGGTATCGGCAAACACAACATCAAATTTAACTTCTCAATGGGAAGGTTCTGGCCCACTGATACCATTTATTGAAAATGAGGGATTAAGGCTTGTTGGGTCTGGTAGTGTTATTGGTAATGTTGTTTCAACAACATCAAATACTGAAATTGAAAATACCTACACTTTATTAAAAGATGCCTTGAATTTTGAAGCAACTACTTTTGGTACAATTTCCAGATTATCTTTACCTGTTGGTGGCAGTGGATATTCAGTAGCACCGACCATCAAAGTAAGAGAAAATGATATTGCTGCTCTTGGTATAGGCGAGCAATATATCACCCTACAATCTGATGATTTGAATTGGGGAACGGGTAATTCTTCGTTCACTGCACTGGATACGAATGATAAATTATCACAAGCAAACACCGGTGCTTCGGGTGATGTGAAAGCTGGGTTTGCACCCAACCAACAAGTATCAGTCATCTACCATGCAAACGGAACGTATGAAATGACTGTTCGCGTTTGGCAAGAATTTTTGCAAAGAGAACCGGGAAACATCAAATTTGCAAATAATCAGTTTGTTGATTTGGAAATATATGATAGTTCATATGTTGTCGGGGAGGGGGATACGAGAACACCCACCGATCACGGCACTGCTAAAATTGTTGGTATCCAAGATGAGGGTGTTTTGGGTGATAATGCAAAAATTAAAGCGGGTGTTGGTGCTAATGGCACTATAACAGGTATTCGTGTTGTTGATTCTGGTTTCTGTTATCGCGATAAAGAAATTGTAATTCTTGAGACACCCAAGAGAAACTTAGGAACATCATCAAGTATAAAATTGTCTCTTGGTGGAGTTGCCAATTCAGAAGGATATTACGCTACCTCCAGAAGTCATCTTGACACGCTGCGGGGTTATATACAAGATAGTCATTACTATCAAGAATATTCATATGAGGTTATTTCTCCGATTGCTTTAGATCGTTATAGAGATTATGCTTTAAAACTCGTTCATCCAGCAGGACAGGCATTATTTGGTAAGTATAGATCGCAGTCTAATGCTAATATAGAAGTTACAGCAAATACTTCATACCAGAAACATATCCATTCTAATGGTACAATTTCTATAAACAACGGATCGTTTGATATTGTTGGTTCTTCTACATCATTCACATCAGAATTTGCGAATAATGATACTATTATTATTGAGTATGGCCATAAACAGTTCTATAAAATTCCTATAAATATAGTATCAGACGATACCACCGCCAATCTAACAATTGCGTGGGCAAATACAAACCTCTCTGATGCTAACGCATATTATATTTCAGGATCATTCAATGGCAACGTATAGATACGCAACAAAAGACCTTTCAATCGCATCGGCGAAATCTTTTTTGAGATCAATTACCTTTCCGGGTTCCGATCCAGCAGCTGCTGTTTATTATGTTGTTCTGGGGAATGTTTACCCATACCCAAATGAACCAACCCCTGTCTACCCAGATGATAATGAACAATATCTTCAATATGAATCTCATCGACAATTTATTGGTGGCAAGAAAATAACACCATCTGATGTTATCCATGTGACTGAAAGGCATGATTGGGTTTCCGGTCAAACTTATGCAATGTATCGAGATACAGATACTGATATGTATTACAGACCATTTTATGTCATGACGGATGAATATAATGTATATAAATGTCTGTATAATAACAAAGGTGAATCATCTACAATAAAACCAACTGGATTCTCGACTATACCATTCACCACTTCTGATGGATATACATGGAAATACATGTACACAATTTCTTTGGGTGAATCAAATAAATTTCTAACATCGGTTCATATACCAGTAAAGACAATTGATGTTGGTGATGGTTCTACTGAATCTGATCGGCAACTTGCAGTCCAATCTTCTGCGACTAATGGTGCAATAGAAGTTATTGAAACTGTTGATCTTGGTTCCGGTTATCATTATCTTGAAGATGCTGTTGTCGAAGCGGGGGGTGTTAATACGTTAAAACTTTCTGTTACTGATGTCAACCCTTCTCCAATTGATAATTTTTATAACGGATCTTCTGTCTATGTCATTTCTGGCACTGGCGCAGGACAGATAAGAAGGATTATTGATTATTCTGGCGCAACTAAAACCCTTACTGTGAATACAGCATTTCAAACGGTTTGCAATACCGATTCCAGGGTTATCATATCACCAACAGTTACGGTTATCGGTGATGGTCGGGGTGCTAAAGCATATTCTGTTGTTGATGTCGATGATGGTGAATCGGGGAAAATATCAAATATTTCTATTATTGATTCTGGGGATTGTTACACCAGAGCAAAGGTTGTCATAACATCAAACAATATCCACGGATCTGGAGCAACCGCAAATGCTATAATTTCGCCTGTCGGTGGTCATGGTGCAGATCCAGTCAGGGAATTGTATGCGGATAAAGTCATGCTTAATGTCCAGTTTAATGGCAGCGAGGGTGTTTCTGCGAATGGTAACGGATATATCCCATCAAACACCGAATTTCGGACAATTAGCGTCTTAAAAGATCCCATGTTAAAAGTTGACGCGAACAATAATATGATATCAATTGAGCAAAAAGCAAATACAACAAACTCCCCATCAACACTGAGGTTCACAACAAGGTTGCAGGTATCATATACTCAAATGGACGGTGATGATCCAGTAAATCCATTTCAGGTAAAGGATATAATTACTAATGAAAGAAATCGTTTAAAGGCAGAACTTGGTGATCTTGAATTCGTAACTGAACTCAACCCCATAAAAAGAAAAAATGAATCCCTTTCAAATGCTGTTTTGGGTGCTAATGCAAACATCGTTTATGTTCGTGACGATGAAACTATTTCTGATCCATCTTTCCAAACTTTGTATATAAATAACGTGGAGAGTTATGGAGATTATGCTCCATTCACTAAAGATGACGAGATTCTTAAAAGCACAAGTGAATCAAAAGTTGCAACTGTTGAAGGAATCAAAGGCCCTGAAGCAAACACATTTTCTGGACAAATCGTATTTACTGAGAATATACAATCAGTAGAACGGGATTTGGAACAGATAGAAGATATTAAAATAATTTTGGATTTCTAAAGGTATAACAAATGGCATTAGAAACAAACCTAAACGTCAGTCCATATTTTGACGACTTTTCTGAAGGTAAGAATTTTCATAGAGTTTTGTTCCGGCCTGGTTATGCTGTTCAAGCAAGGGAACTGACACAAATACAGTCTATTTTGCAAAATCAAATTGAGCGTTTTGCAAATAAGGTTGTTTATGATGGCAAAATTATTTCTGGTGTTTCCCCCCAAGCATCCCCGGTAAGTTATGTTAAACTGAGAGATAAAGATGCTGCGAACAACCGTGTTGTTCTTTTGGGTGATTTTTTCTCTGGTGATGCTGTTGCCAACCTGACGGTTACTGGTGAAACTTCCGGTATGGTAGCACAACTAATTGATGCTAAAGAAGGTTCTGAAGCAGCTGCACCAAATTATTTATCTATCTTCGTTGATTACCAGAATTCTGGCACCGATAATTCAACAAAGACTTTTGCTGATAATGAGCAATTAATTTTCAAATGGGCAGCAAACAATTCTTTTAAAGTTGCTGCCAATACTATTTCTGCAAATGCAACAGGATATGGGTTGCGTGGCACGGTGAGTGATGGAATTATCTACCATAAGGGTAATTTTGTTCGCGTTGATTCTCAGGGTATCATCCTGGAAAAGTATAATACAACCCCAACCAAGAAAATGGGATTCGAGACAAAGGAAATATTGATTGATTCCAATCAAGATTCTTCTCTCCTCGACAATGCCACTGGATCGACCAACTATTCTGCTCCGGGTGCTAACCGTCTTAAATTAACACCAACACTTGCAGTTCGTGATAGAGATGCAGCAAATACTACAACTTTCTTTTCTATAGCATACATTGAAGAGGGTTCTACAACATTAAAAGTTAATGATGAACTTGCTGGTGTGAATAAACTTGTCGCAGATCGCATTTTCGAAACTAATGGAAACTATGCAACACAACCTTTTAATATTCGTATCAGAGAACATATTAAAAGAGGGGATAATTTGGGTCGATATGCTAATGGAGATATTGATAAACTTGTTGCTGAAGTTGAACCGGGTGTTGGTTATATCAATGGCAATAGAATTGAATTATTAGATACTGTCTATCGTTCATTTGATAAAGCAACCGATACTTCTTCTAAAGATGATAGTATATTCACGCAAACTATTGGTAATTATGTTGTTTGCGATGAAGTTTGCGGTTCTTGGGATATGAAGAATCTTGATGAAGTTAAGTTGTATGATACTGCACAAAACGCAATAACTGATGGTAATTTTTCAGGGAAAACAGTTTCTGGATCAGAAATCGGCACTGCAAGAATTCGAGGATTTGAATACAATTCAGGCAATCCTGGACTTTCTACGGGACAATTTAGAATATATCTATATGACATTCAAATGGGTTCAAATAAGAACTTCAAAAATGTTAAGTCTTTGTATGTTCCTGATTCTGGTGGATCGAACACACATTCCTTTGCTGATCCTGTCTTGGAGAGTGGGAACGCTGTTCTAAAAGAACCATCATTAAATAGTCTTGTTTTCCCTTTCTCTCATCGAGGGACTAAAATATACCAATCAGACACTGATCCGTCTTCAGACGCATTATACGACACACAATTCGTTTATAGAACGGAGATTGACGCGACTGTGACATCACAGAATGTTTCTATAACTGTTGGTTCTGGACATACTGGTGGCAGTGAAGCATTAAATGAAACTGGTGCAATATCTGACACTCTGGAGTCAGAGTTTATTGTTGTTTCTACTCAAGCAACAACAACTTCAGATAAGACGGGAACAATTACTGTATCTGGCACCGGCGTCACTGGTTCGGGTACTTCATTCTCATCCGAATATGCTGAAGGTGATTTTGTTTCGTATGGTTCTTATACTGGAAGAATATCAAATATAACTGGCAATACCAATATGACATTTGATAGTTCCCCGGGAAACGCCGCCGGTGTAACTCATGCAAGAACATATAAGAAGGGTCACATTTTTGATTTCACCGGTTCTTTCAGGAATCTATCTTCTACTGGGGGAAGTCCAGATGATACTATTCAATTAGATTTCGGTGAGACATTTGGATCATCGTTTTCCATTAAAGTGTATGCGAATGTTCTGCGGAGTAATGCAGTAAAAGCATCTAAGGATGTACAAAAAGATAAGTATGTGCATATCAATACATCCACACACGGTTCAGGTGCAAATGGGCCATGGTCTTTGGGTGTTTGCGATGCATATAGCATTGTTGCTGTTTACAAGGGCGGTAACACGTCCGTGACAACTTCAGATTCTGATGTAACATCCCACTTTGAATTAGTGACAGGACAGAAAGATGGATTTTATGATACATCTTTCTTGAAACAGAAATCAACGAGTTCACTTGATTTGTCTGATTCTGGGATTCTTGTGAAATTCAATTATTTCAAGAGGAATGTCACACACGGACACGGATATTTCTCCGCTGATTCTTATCCAGTAAATGATAGTGACTTGTCTGATTTGGGTGCTATCACCACCTCAGAAATACCAGTTTTCACATCACCAGTAACTGGCAGTCGTTATGACCTCAGAGATTGTATCGACTTCAGACCAATGAAAACTAATACTGTAACACCTTCTGGTACAGGAACCGTTGCGTCTGCGCCAACAAACCCAGGTGAGCTTACATCATATGACATCCAAACGCAGTCATTTATGATCGCACCAGATGAAAATACGCAAACGGGTATTGAATTCTATCTACCAAGAAAGGATAGAATCATTATGACATCTGAAGGTGAAGTTGAAATTGTCAAGGGGATTTCTTCTCTCTCACCGAGAACACCGGATGAAAAGTCTGGTTCTATGACACTCGCTGAACTGTTGATTCCACCATATCCATCTTTGTCTCCTTATAGCGCTTTTAAATCCACACGGCGTGAATATGGAGTATCACTTTCTGTTACAAACAACAGAAGGTTTACAATGAAAGACCTGCGTTCTGTTGAACACCGTGTTAAAAAATTGGAATATTATTCTTCGTTGAATGCCTTGGAATCTTCTGCTAAGAATAAGCAATTGTTTGGAACTGGTGGATTAGATCGATTCAAGAATGGTTTCTTTGTAGATAATTTTGATGGTCATAATATCGCAGATACCTCAAAGAAAGGATATCGCGCTGCTATAGACCGCAACAGAACTCAATTGCGACCTACATTCAACCGATACGATGTTGGTATGGATTACAGCACTACAATTACCCCATCAAATATGGTTAAGAAAGGTAATATGGTTCTTCTGAGTCATACCGAAACCCCAGTAATTGATCAAAAATTTGCTTCCAAGAAACGCAACCCTGTCCAAGAGATGACTTTTAATTGGAGAGGTGAAGTTATTCTCAACCCCTCGATGGATAATATCCCAGACATCACAACCCTTCCTGACATTCAGGTAGATTTTGATGGAATGTATGCTGCAATGGCAGAAATTGCTGATAAAGCAGGAATCACAGGGACAGATTGGGGCGGTTGGAATACGACAAATGTTTCATCAGAAACCGAAAATGTTGGTCGATGGACAGGTTGGGAGAGCGCGGGCATCACTGAAATGACCACAACACAGACTGAACAAATAAGGAATGGAATACAAACAACAGTTTCTCCATCAAACGAAACCTTTGAGATAGGAAATTTTGTTGAGAATGTCGCTGTTCGAGATTATATGAGATCTCGTATAGTGCAATTTAATGGAACCCGGATGAAACCGAATACCAAAGTTTATCCATACTTTGATGACGAGTCAGTTTCTGATTATTGCACACCAACGAACAGCTCATATGCAAATACATCTACAGAAGGTTCTGCGTTGACAACAGACGCAAACGGAAATGTTTATGGTGTGTTCCGTATTCCTAATGATGATAACCTAAAATTCCGTATAGGCACTCGGAGGTTTAAGTTGTTGGATATTGCTGACACTGATACAGAAGCAGATTTGTTAACAACTTCTGCTCATGGTGACTATACTTCAATTGGTCTTGACATTCAGCAACGTGGATCGAGCATCAATCTTGTCACACCACAAATATCAACCCAATCAGTGACAAATAATAGAACTCTCACATCCACAACCACAAGAAGGATAGCAACCGCCTGGTGGGATAATGCTTCTGATGATCCTCTATCGCAAACATTTACCGTATCAGAACCAAAATCTGACGGGGTTTTCATTACAAAGATTGATTTATTCTTTGCGAAAAAATCTTCGAACTTGCCTGTCAGTGTCCAAATCAGAGAAGTGGAAAATGGATACCCAACATCAGTGATTGTTCCACACGGTTCAGTAACTGTCCAATCTGATGATGTGGTAGTTGATGGTACTGACGGATCAGAACCCACTACATTCACATTTGAAACCCCGATCTATCTGAGGAACAGAACTGACTATGCCATTGTTGTAAAACCAGCAGGCAATAGCACTGATTATGCTCTCTGGGTTTCAGAACTTGGTGGCAAGGATGTAATTACAGGGGAATTAATCCACAAGCAACCTTCAACTGGAATCATGTTCACTTCTGCTAACGATAAAGCATGGGATCCGATTCAAAGTGAAGACCTGAAGTTTAAAATGTATAAAGCAGTGTTTACCAAAGATCCTGCTACGGTTTATTTGGAGAATGATGATACTGATTATATCACATTTAAAAATGCCACCGGAACATTCAATCCGGGAGAAAAGGTTAGTTCTGGTTCTAATCATGGTTTTGTAAAATTCTATGACCCATCATACGAGAAGTTATACCTTGAAAGATCAAGTGGCGGTTTTAGTGTTGATGATGTTCTTCTCGGTTCAGTCTCGAGTGCTAATTGCACAATCGCGAGTATTGATAATCTCCCAATGAACACCGTTGTCCCTAAAGTCCCGACAATGATATTTGCGAACACGAGTATACAATGGGAAGCAAGGACAACACATTCTGGTGTCATCAGACCGATAACTGAGTTTGCTGCTATAGATATTAGTGAAGAAAATTCCTTTATCGATAATGAAAAGCAAATCTATTCTAAATCAAATTCTGGTGGGTTGACATCAGTAGATGGTTCTCAGAAAACCTTTGTTATGAAGGGTTCTGCATCCACCACAGATGTAAATGTTTCTCCAGTATTTGATGCATCAAGGTTGAATGCCATAACTCTCAATAATGTTGTCAATAACACAGCAAACAATGAGTGGAAAGAGGTTGGAGACTCATACGTTCGTTACATAACAAAACCCGTTGAACTTGCGGAAGGTAACGATGCAGAGGATTTAAAAGTATTCTTAACAGCATATAAACCACAAACGACAGATATTAAGGTTTACGCTCGAATTCACAATCCAGAAGATGCAGAAGGTATTGATGAGAAAGACTTTACGCCTTTGGATCAAATAACTTCCTCAACAACATATTCCGATTCGGTCAATAATTCAGACTTCATTGAATTTGAGTATGGATTCTCTGCAAATACTGATGGTCAAGGATTCTTAACTTCAGCGAATTCTCATGCGCGACTAAATACTGATGATAATGAAATTGTCTACTATAAATCAGGTGATGGTTCTATCCACAGTACATACAACACTTTCGCTATTAAGATTGTAATGACATCATCGGGGAGTAACCTTATTCCTTTGGTTAAAGATATGAGAGCAATTGCACTGCAGAAGTGATGAAAGTAAAAGTAAAAGATAATGAGAATTTGGTGAGAGACACCAGAACCAAAGCGGTGATAAACGCAGATTTGTCATCGCTTGCTCAGTATAAGCAAAGAAGAAATGCTTTACTTAAAAAAGATAACGAAATGGAAACTCTCAAAAATGAAGTTTCCCAATTAAAGGCAATAGTCCAAGAACTACTATCAGAGAAGAATAAATGACTGTACAAATTTCAAATACTGAATTGCATCACAGTTTCAATACTTGGAGACTGAATACCAACCACATGGCAACAGTCATAAGTAATAATGTCGTCACTGTTGCACGAGATGGTAGTTCTAATAGGGGTGGTGTTGTTACTGGCAACGGTCATATTAATGGAACATTTACTGCCAATGAATTGAGAGCGACAACAATCAAGGCAGGAAATACTTCTAATGATGCTTCTTGGTTGTATATAAACTCTAACACCTCTATAAATGCAACATCACTTGCTGTAACAGCAAATACAACATTCCAAGGTAATATCACATTTGCAACATCTGGATCAGATGTTGCGACTTTGGGTGATATATCTCGTATCCGTTTAACTGGTGGATCGCAGGGACAATTCATTAGATCAGATACCAACACAAACACTATTGCGTTTAAGAGTCTTACTCTCCGCGATATTGTTGATATGTCTTCAAATTCTGCGCACATTATTTTATCTGGCGCAAATACCGAATTTAGTGATAATGGAGATTCTACACATTTAATTATGTCTTCTGGGACAGATAGAGCACATTTATACCTTGCTAAAGACGTTGCGGTTGGAGATTCAGATGTCATTTTAAACCTTGTCGATGCATCTGGACATTCCAGGTTTAATATTGCAGATTCTTCTAATACTATTGTTGCTTGGATCGATTCTACAGGACAGGTAAATTTCTCATCTAATGCATCTATAGATGGAACTTTAACAGTAGATGGTTCTTCTAACAGTAGATGGTTCTTCTGCATTAAACGGATTGACTGCAACCACCCTGCATGCAAATAATAATCTAACAGTAGATGGTTCTTCTGCATTAAACGGATTGACTGCAACCACCCTGCATGCAAATAATAATCTAACAGTAGATGGTTCTACTGCATTACACGGATTAACTGCAACTAGTATAGAAGCAAATAATAATCTAACAGTAGACGGTTCTACTGCATTAAACGGATTGACTGCAACCACCCTGCATGCAAATAATAATCTAACAGTAGATGGTTCTACTGCATTAAACGGATTGACTGTAACCACCCTACAAGCAAATAATAATCTAACAGTAGATGGTTCTACTGCATTAAACGGATTGACTGTAACTGATCTGCAAGCAAATGGTACATCCACTCTTAAAGGTAATGCTACTATTGAAAGTGATTTAACAGTAGATGGTTCTTCTGCATTGCATGGATTGACTACAACCACCCTGCATGCAAACATCGATCTAACAGTAGACGGTTCTACTGCATTACATGGATTAACTGTAACCACCCTGCATGCAAATAATAATCTAACAGTAGATGGTTCTACTGCATTACACGGATTAACTGCAACTAGTATAGAAGCAAATAGTGATTTAACAGTAGATGGTTCTTCTGCATTAAACGGATTGACTGTAACCACCCTACAAGCAAATGGTACAACCACTCTTAAAGGTGATGTTACTATTGGTGATTCTGACACAGATACAATTACTGTTAATGGTGTATTTGCTAATCAATCTACTTCTGGCCCAGCAGTATTTAATGGAACAACCACCTTCAATAACACTATGTATATTAAAGGTAATATTGAAGTTGGAGATGCTGCATCAGATACTTTAATGGTAACATCTACTTCAAGTTTCGATGGTAATACAACTATCGGTGACACAGAAGCAGATACATTGACTGTTAATTCAAGAGTAATGAGTCATTTAATCGCTAATGGATCATATGACTTAGGTACTTCTAATTTAGAATGGCGTAATTTGTACATCGACGGTACTGCTCACATTGACACGTTAGACGTTGATGAGAATGCTGGTATTGATGGAACTTTAACAGTAACAGATCAAACTACATTGAATGGCGGTTTGGTTATGGACGGCACCGCATTCACCGTTGCTGATAATACTGGAGATGTTCATACTAGCGGTTCTTTAGACGTTGATGGTTCTTCTACATTACATGGATTAACTGCAACCACCCTGCATGCAAATAATAATCTAACAGTAGATGGTTCTACTGCATTACACGGATTGACTGCAACTACTATAAAAGCAAATAGTGATTTGTCTGTAACTGGTACATCCACTCTTAAAGGTGATACATCTGTTGAAAGTGATTTAACAGTAGATGGTTCTTCTGCATTAAACGGATTGACTGCAACTACTATAAAAGCAAATAGTGATTTAACAGTAGATGGTTCTTCTGCATTAAACGGATTGACTGCAACCACCCTACAAGCAAATGGTACAACCACTCTTAAAGGTGATACATCTGTTGAAAGTGATTTAACAGTAGATGGTTCTTCTGCATTAAACGGATTGACTGTAACTACTCTGCAAGCAAATGGTACAACCACTCTTAAAGGTGATGTTACTATTGAAAGTGATTTAACAGTAGATGGTTCTTCTGCATTGCATGGATTGACTACAACCACCCTGCATGCAAACAGCGATCTAACAGTAGATGGAAATTCAACATTAGGAACATTTAAGGCACCGATTAGCGGTATATCATATACAGGAGATGGCACTATAACAGTCACAGGATCTGTCGCGACATCTTCCGATAGACCAGCAAACACCGACACCATTTCCATCAGAGGTGCTGTAGGCACTGAACAATCTAAGTTGAATGGTGATTGGACTGTCACATCAACCCCGGACGCAAACACCTTCACCTTTGATGTTAACAGTGGTGTTACGGGCGGCCCTTATTCGGGAAATAACATTGGAACTACAGTTATTGGCCCATACAACTCAATGGATGTTTATTCTGAGGTCACATTCCATGAAAAGGTTAATATCGATGCTGATGAGATAACTTTATCAGGATCAGCATCTTTATCTACAGTTGATGTTGCAGGGTTTGCTAATTTTAAAGGTCATGTAGATATCGGAGAAACATCTGCAGATACACTAACTATTACTTCTGTAGTTGATTCTGACATAATTCCAGAAACAACTAGTGCCTTTAATCTTGGTAATAGTGATAACAGATGGTATATTCTACACGCAAATAATGTCAATTATTCCAATACTATAACCCATAACAATACCACTATTTTTGATTCTGATGGCAAATTGAGTGTTAGTGATACAATTGCCGATAACACGATTACCAATGCAATGCTCAAAAACCATTCTGTTACCCTTACAGCAGATAGTGGAACAAACCAAACATTAGATCTCGGTGATACTTTTGATATTGAAGGTGGTGAGGGTATTGATACCACTGCTAATGCAACCAATAAAATTATAATTTCAGGTGAAGATGCAAGTAACACCAATAAGGGTATTGCTAAGTTTGATTCTGGCGATTTCTCTGTATCTTCCGGTAATGTAAGTCTCGCTGATGATGCTAACGGTGCTGTTCTTGGGATTAGTG